GGCGGAAAAATCAACCGATTCGAAGAGAGTTGATTTTTCCGCCCGTACCGTCATTACGTCAGATCCCACTATTGACAACAATCAGTTGGGTGTTCCTGTCAAAATAGCAATGACGCTGACATTCCCAGAAGTGGTTACGCCTCAAAACATAGAATATTTGACAGGTCTAGTTAGAAACGGCAGAGAAAACTATCCGGGAGCCAACTTTGTGTTTCCATTGAGTAGTATAGCTCCTGGACAAAGAGTGTTGCCGATAGACTTGCGATTTAGAAAAGAACAGATAGAGTTGCGATATGGCGATGTTGTTGAAAGACACTTGAAGAATGGCGATATCGTTCTTCTTAACCGTCAGCCCACTCTGCACAAGCAATCTATGATGGGTCATAGAATCAAAGTTATTAACAACCCAGATCTGATGACATATAGGTTGTCAGTTGCTATTACGACTCCATATAATGCGGATAAACGATTGTTCGCAACAGGTGACTGCTCATTTGGTTATTCACGACACCAAGTGAGAACAACAGTGTAACGTGAATCAAGATATAATCATCTAGTGGATTTGATACAGAATAAATAAATTGAACAATAATCAAATCTGCGACATTCTCAAATTGCGGGAAACCCCTTAGAGCTTAATGTACCCCACAAAGTTGAAAAACTTTGAAGTTTTCTAGTTTTGACATAAAACGAGCACAAAATAATTATGAATTAATGAAAGAAAATCATGACAAGTATAAAGATTGTATATTAGCACCAGACAAAAAACATTGTATAGTTGGTCACATTTATAAAATTAGCTGTGTGAAATCGAATAAAATATACATTGGACAAACCGTATCACATCGATTAAATCACGGTAAATATAGACCACATGGATATTTAAAAAGGTTCGAACAACACAAAAGTGAAGCTCTCAAAAATACAAAGACAGGTGGATGTGTCATATTAAAATCAGCAATAAGAAAATATGGAGCTGATACATTTGTCTGCGAATTACTTGAAATTTGTGAACTGGATAAAATGGACGAAATCGAAAAGAAATATATCAAAAAACACAACACCCAATTTCCAAATGGATATAATATCACTGAAGGTGGAAAAATATCCGGATACAACGGATATTTCGATATTGGCGGAGAAATAATAAAAGCCAGATCGGAATGCGGTGTTAATGATGTCATGAAAAGAGGACGTGAATTTGGATACAAACATAAAGATTCTACAAAAAAATTAATAAAAGAACGTATAAACGATCCTAAAAATATTGAGAGAGCACAAAAACAAATGAAAGTTACAATTGAAAAACATTTTGATAATGTAAAAATAGAAAAATTGTCAAAAATACCTCTCAAACATGACTATATTGACTATATTCGTCCTGTATACAAAAAAGACACAAATGAGCTTTATAATTATATTATAAGAATAAATAGAGATACCAAATTCAGAATAGCTGGAAAAAATATCAGTCTAAATGATGTGTATAAGAGACTCGAAAATATATTAAAATGTGCTTATGAAAAACAACAATTAGAAAAACTTGGTAAAAATCATTAAGATTGGGCAATCCGCAGCCAAGCTCCTAAATCTCTAAAAAGAGACATGGTGAAGGTCCAGAGACTAGACGGGAAGGGGTTGGTGTAAAATATGTTTACACTGGCTTAAGGTATAGTCCACTCCCACCGGAAACGGTGCCATAAGGTAGTACTTGTGGATGCGATGATGATAAGAGGAAATGCTTATCGAAGTATGGTATAAAGGTTCGATGGAGATGAAATGAACATATTCGTGCCGCAAAGCATACAAACACAGATAGAATTAGAAGAGATTGCGGACGTAAAGAGACAAATTATTACACCGTCAACATCGCGTACTATTATAGGTATAGTGCAGGACGGTTTATTGGGCGCGTACAATTTGACGGCACCAACGATGAGAATAGATTGGAGAAACGCCATGAACATTATGTCGTACACATCCATTGAAGATTTCACAACCTTCAAGAAGGACAAGGAGTACACAGGCCATGAGTTATTCTCTCTCATAGTCCCCCCAGCTATCAACCTTAACAGAGGAGGTGTTAAGATCAAGTCTGGTCAGTTGATCGAGGGACGATTATCCAAGGATATGTTGGGTTCAAAGAAAAAGAACGCCATTCATCAGTTGATTTGGGACGAATACGGTGCAGAAGAAACTAAAAAGTTTATTGATGACACACAAAGATTGATCAACAACTTCAACCTGTACAATGGTTTCTCTGTTGGATATGGAGACGTTGAAATTCCTGCATCTGTGAAAACTCAAATTAACAAATTGTTCGAGACAAAAGAACAAAAGGTCAACCACATGATCACGGAAATAGAAAACAATCCAGATCTTATGGAAAAGAGAGTCTTTGAATTCAAAATCTTCTCGGAACTCAACATTATTCGAGACGATGTAAGTAAGATGGTTATGGCGAATCTTAAGCCGGATAACAACTTTAATATTATGATTCTATCCGGTTCAAAAGGTGACGCAACAAATATGGGACAGATCAGTGGATGTGTCGGATTGCAGGCGCACGAGGGAAAACTAATTCCCATGAAAGATAACGATAGAACCCTTGCATATTACCATCAAAACGATGACAGAGCAGAGTCTAGAGGATTGGTTAAACAATCATTCGTTACCGGTATTGAGTTTCCAAGTTTTGCATACCATCTACTAGCGGGTCGTGAAGGTTTGATAGATTCGTCTATTAAATCGGTTACTGGTGATACACCAATAGTTATTCTCGAAAATGGCATAACAAACTGTGTTAATATAGGTGATTGGATAGACGAAAAATTAAAGATTGATTCAAAACTTGTAAAACATTACACTGAAAGAGATATGGAACTATTGGATTTAACAAAAGATGTAAAAATTCCTACTACAGATGAAGATGGCAATGTAAATTGGTGTACAATATCCGCAATAACCCGTCACGATCCAGGCAAGGAATTGTATGAAATCGAAACACTTGGCGGTAGAAAGGTTATAGTTACAGAATCAAAATCTTTATTGATTTGGAATAATTCTACAAAAAAATTCGTACACACGTCGACACCAGAGGTTAAACTTGGCGATTATGTTCCAGTAACTATGAATCTTGCAAGTCCACCAAAAATACAAAAATATATAGAAGTGTCTAATTATTTACCCAAGGAAAAATATGTGTATGGCACAGAATATAATTCAGCGTGTAGACTGGTTACAAAGACAATCAACGCCCAACCACAACATGAATCCAAATATGCCAATTTATTGCCTGCAGGATGGTGGAAATTGAACAACAATAGTAACTTTACACTTCCACACAATAGTGCATATAAATTGGTGAGATCGATGAATAGATCAAATATCGAGAATGTAAAAGACGGCAATGTCTATCCATATTCTGCACGAAGAAAGGACACTAAGGTTCCAGATAAATTGGAATTAACAAGAGACAATGGACTATTCATGGGTCTATTTTTGGCAGAGGGAAACACAGATGGCAAATATATTCAGATAACAAATCTCAACAAAAACATACAAAACTTTGTCAAACAATGGTTTACTAAAATGTCAATAACATACAGTGAAGAAACAAAGATAAATAAAATAGGGGGTACATCTGCGTGTGTAAGAGGGTTTTCAACGGTGTTATCATCATTATTGACAAAGCTCATGGGACACGGTGCACGAAATAAATTTGTACCGGTAGAGGCATATAATGCACCAGAAGAATTCATAATAGGGTTTTTGGATGGTTATTTTTCAGGAGATGGTACAGTAACAAAGACTGAGATTCGAGCGACTTCAGCTTCAAAAAAACTAATAGAAGGCATAAATATGTTGTGTTCCAGATTGAATATGTTCGGCAAGATATCTGTAACCAGAATGAAGTCAAATAATTTAGGAACTAAAAATATAGCAGACATCAATGTCATTAGTATTAGAAGCAAATGGGCTAAAATATTCGCACAAAAAATATCATTGATAGATGAATGCAAAAATAAAAAACTGGCAGCGATGAAAACAACATCTCATCATATACATTTTGAATCAGTGAACGATGTTGTTCTCGATGAGATCATTGCTATTAACAAAGTAGATGTTACAAAATATCCAAAAGTGTATGACTTAACTGTTCCAGACACATTAAATTTTGGATTGGCAAACGGTCTACACGTTGTTGATACCGCCACCACAGGTTACGCACAAAGACGATTGGTCAAATCGATGGAGGATCTGATGATAAAATACGATGGAACTGTGAGAACGGCGAATGATACATTGATTCAGATAGTCTACGGCGATTCCGGTGCGGATACAACTAGACAATTTGAATACACTGTTAAG